CCCGCGAATCCGAGATCCCCAGCGCCAGCGCCAGGACTCGATCCCGCACCGCGTCTCTAAAAGAAGCGCTATCCATAGCGACTGCACAGCCAGGTTACAGGCCGGCCAGATTTCCGGCCGGTTCCGTCAGGATTCCCGGTATCCGGCTCAGCTTGTGGAAACGTCAGGGAGCTAAAAGCCGATTGGTATTCCTGTTTATAGGAGTCTCTGGCCGCCGCCTCAGCGGTATCGGTCGATCCCTGAGCCAGCTCCCCAAAAATCAGAGAGAGCGTGAGCGCAATATGGGCCCGCCTCAGCGCGCTCGGAGCCAGGATCAGCCAGGGACGGACTCCCAGCTCAATCAAACGGCCCTCAATCTCTCCAAAAGCAGTATCAAGCTTGTCTTGCCAGGAGGAGACCCCCGACGGGAGCCGCCTCCGAAGATCCGCCCGGACCTGATATAGATCCTCGTCGGAGACCACCGGATACAACCGACGGTGAACTAAGACCGCATCGGAGCGGAAAACATGCCAGCTCCCGGCAATCAGGAGCCGCCACTCAGCCCGCCAGCCGGTCTCTGGAGTCCGAGACTGGAGAACGGAGCTGGAGAGCGAGTAGCTGGCGATGCTGGAGACAATGGAGACGGCGGCCGCAGAGACGACCGCCGATCCAGAGGGATCAAAGAGAGTAATCGTACCCTCTGAAGGCGCAACCAGACTCCCAGCCAGATAGACTGGCGCGGATAAGACCTGGCTCTGGCCCCGCTCCAGAACGAGCGGTCCAAACTGGCGCTGAGAGTATCGAGTCTCTGATCCCATAGAATGCCCCTAATCTCCCTTCAGACGATAATCCACTTCCCAGAAGCATTGTCAACCAGCGACAGGCATTCCCCGTTTGCCAGGGAGTAGTTGCTGGCGTTGTTGTCGATGGTATCCGATCCGTCCCGTGCAATCGTAGCCGCATTGGGTCCGCCGCGCTTGATATCAAAGCGCTTGCCCGAGCCAGTAGCAGCCGGGAGCGTCACGGTAACCGCACCAGAGCCGGTATTTACGACCTTGACGCCGCCCGCGCTGAGCGTGGTATTGCTGGAGATATCCTGGATATCCTCATTCAAGACAGCAGCGACGCCAGACAGAGACCCGCCCGTAATCGTGACATCATCCGCATCCTGAGTCGCAATCGTACCGACGGCCGCAGCAGTCCGAACGGCCGCAGCGTCAGCAGCACCGGCCAGTGATTTTCCTACCGTAGTGAGGGGATAGTAGCTCATTGAGGCTCCTTAGTAGATCCGCCAGTTAGATCCGGTTCCGATCAAAGTAATACTCTCCCACTGGCTGAGAGAATAGGTGCGAGAAGCGTTTATCAGTTTCCCGGCTCCAGCGTCGATCACGACTCCAGAGACCGACGCTGAGACCTCCAGCCGACGGCCAGAGACCGGATCAGGCAGGGTATAGGCTCCGGCTCCTCCGAGATCCCAATAGCGAGAGCTGGCGGACAAAGCGCCAGGAGTCGCGCTGGAGGAGTAGCTCTCCGAGCTGGAGGCCAGCTCGATCCAGGAGCCACCCGACCTCCGATAGATGCTCCCGGTCTCCGAGAGCGCCAGGCTCCCCTCCGGGAGAGCCTCCTCCGGTACATCCGAGACCGAGACCAGCACGGGAGCCGACTCCAGCCCGATCTGGCGGCCGCTACGATTCACGACCAGCCGGATTACGGCTATCCCTTGCGGATCGTATAGAGTCGCAGGGAGATTGCTCATTTTTTGAGCTTCCTCGGATCCGTCAGATCCCCCCGCTCCAGCTTGCGCTCAACCGAGAGGCCAGACTGGCGCGCCCGATCCGCCGCTGCTTTTTCGGACATTCCCGACGCCTGGAGCCGTGCTTTCTGCTCCTCAACCGCCCGTCGGATAGCCGGATCTTCCCCGCTCATTTTCCACCCTGGAGCTGAGAAAGCTGGCTCTGGAGGAACTCGATCCGGGCTGCTTTCTGCTCCTCAGAGAGCCCCGCCTGGCGGGTAGAGATTTCCTCCAGGGAGAAAACCGCCTTATTGGCCTGATCCGCCAGCTTAGCCGCTAACGCATTGCCCTTGGTATCCCTGGAGTTTGCCCGATCCTGGCGCTCTCTGGCCCGGATCAGCATGGCCTCAATCACAGAGGAATCTGGAGCCGGGAGCAGTCCCTCAGCCAGGAGGCGACGGAGCCAGGCATGATATGATTTTTCGTCGCGCTCCAGGATCATCTGGCCCGCAACATTCCGGTATTTTGTCCAGGCCATATGATGCACATGGCCTTTCTGGACTTGAAACCGCCGAACATAACCAGACTGCCCATCTGGAGTATCCGACGCCTTAGCCCATTCCTGTTTGAGAACGATAAACCCCTTGTTTTCCCGCGCCCGGATCATTTTGTCCGGGTTCCCGTATTCGTCGCAATCCCCGATCCCCGGCTCAATGGCCAGCTCAACGAGCTGAGGGAGCAGCTCCAGCTTTCCGTTGCTCTCGACAACGATCCACTGGCGCGGATGGGTAGCGACCAGAAAAGCTGGCGTAGGGTCCATGCGCGGGAGCCGGTTTGCTGCTCCCGTTGTTCCGACCACTACCGCCTCAGAACGGGTCTCCCCGTTGCTCCCAAAATCGATACCCATTTTTGCCCTCATTGAGTCCGGGTAGCTTACTCGTGGTCGGTAATCACGGCAACCCCGCGAGCATCCTCAGCGATGTTGACCCCGATATAGTAATTCCCAACTACCTTGGTAAGCGCGCCCGCCTCATCCCGCTCAAAACCAATCCAGACCTTCGTACCCGGAGCCAGCACCCCGGCCGCGTCTCCGATCATGGGCTCCCGAGTCCCCTCAGCATAGATCAGCGCGCCCGCTCCCAGCATCATCCCCGCCCGATCCGCGTTGGTATTCGCGGCCGGACACTTGGAGGATTGGAAAATATCATACCCGAGGAACCGAGCAATCAGACCGGGCCCGGCCGCCTTGATCATATCCACAGTAGCCTGATCCCACTGGAGCGCCCCAGACTCAGCCCGGAGAGACTGGCGGAGATCCCCGATCTGGCGACCGTGCAGAATGGCCAGACGCCCCTCAGCAGGGACTGAGGCCATATTCAGAATGATATCCCCGTCGAAAAAGTCGTCTACGGACATATCAGAGCCGGAGGTTCCGACCGTGTTTGTAAAGCTGGTAGCAAGCGCCGCCAGCATGGCCATTTTCCTCATACGCGCCGCGCCCACCATATCCGCCACCAGCCGCTCAGGGTCCATGCGCCCCCGGTTGACGATGGAGGCCAGATCGGAAATCTGGCGCTGAAGCGCCTGGCGCGCCACCGTCACGGATACCGCGTCATCGGTCAGAGCGGTATTGCTGGAGCTGGAGCCCTCAGCAACAGCCGACATGGCATCATAGCCATCAAGACCGACAAATCCGGTTTTGATCACGGTCGATCCAGCGCCCATCACATCCCCGATCAGAACGATAGAAGGATGAACCTCCAGCGCCGCCCGATCCGCCAGCTTGAGCCGCAATTCCTGGTTCAGAATCGCAGCCAACTCAAGATCACCCATCGAAGAATATAAAAGCTCGTTTGACATTAGCTTACTCAGAGAGAGAGTTTCTGGTTTCTACTCTGTTACGTCGGATTACGGGAAACGACCCGAGAGCCTCTATAAAATAGCAGACTCCCCTGATCCCCGCTACCGACCCCGATAACGATTCAAGATCGAGTCCCGATGCTTGGCATATTCCGCAGTAGACATTCCCGCGATTTCCGAAACCGTAAAATTACCTTTTGCCGACCCCGCGTTAGCTCCCCCCGCATTAGCCCCCCCCAATCCCCCCCGGCCAGCTCCTCCAGCGCCAGCTCCTCCAGCGCCAGCTCCTCCAGCGCCAGCTCCTCCAGCGCCTCCAGCCAGGAGAGGCTTTAGACCCGTCGGAATCTCCGCTGGCGTTTTGCGGAGCTGCTCCACATACTGATCCAGGGTAGGCCGCTCAGTTTTGGGGAGCTTGTTCCAATAGAACCGGACAAGATCCTGATCATCGGGATTTGTGACTCCGACCCGCGCCAGCGCCAGCTCCGACTTGAGCAGCTCCAGCTCTGACTTGAGCTGCTCCTGGCCCTGATCCTGGATCTTGGGTTCCTGTTTCGTCTCCTGCTTTCCCCCCTTGATCTGCTCCAGCTCAGCCCGAACGGCGGCAAGCTGATCCAGCGCCTCTCTTTTTTGCTGGTTCACCTGATTGAACCGAGACAGAGGGATCAGATTCTCCTCCTGTCCCTGGCCTTGTCCCTGTCCCTGGCCTTGTCCCTGTCCCTGTCCCTGGCCTTGTCCCTGTCCCTGTCCCTGTCCCTGGCCTTGTCCCTGTCCCTGGCTCTGTCCCTGGCCCTGGCCCTGGCCCTGGCCTTGTCCCTGATCCTTGTTCTCGATTGCCATTTTTTGTCCTCTACAGATAAACCGGTTGATCCGGCATAGTCAAAATTTGGGAAATCTCCTGGAGCGCAATCGTAACGCCCTCCAGATCCCCCCCCTTAGCCGCCGCCAGCGCCCCCGCTACGAGCTGGGAGAGCTGCTCCCCTGGCGCGGCATTCTCCTCAGCGTCAATCCGGGCCAGCTCGGTTCTGGCCATAGTCCGGGTAAGACCGGGATTCAGCTCCAGATAGGCGTCAGTCCGAGAGACTAAGCGCGCATCGAGCAGCTCCAGGATATTTTTCCGTCTCGATTCCAGCTCTGAAGGGCTCAGCGGAAGCTCTCGATACAGCACCTTGTAGCCACCTTCAGCATAAATCGGAGTCTCACCCGTTGCCTCTCTGGCCCGATTGAGCAACGTGGCCGCCATAGCGACCAGCCGGGAGTCTGGATCTCGGAACACGGGAGCAAACCGCCGCTGCTGAGCCCGCTTTCCCTCGTTGGTAAGGGAGATCGAGACCCCGGAGCGCTGGCTATTGAGTCGGTTCACATCCGACGCATTGACACCCGCCTCAACCGCCAGCTTAGCCGAGAGGCTCTCCAGCACCGCCTCCAGCTTGTCTACATCCGCCGCTGGAGCCCACTGGCCGATCACCGGCTGGCCCTCGAAATCCTCCTGTTTACGGAGCTGGAGGAGAACCGCTGGATCAGTGATCAGCTCCCGCTGATTCGCCCCCTCCCCTACTCCGTCAACCTCAGCCCCCAAAATATAGCGCTGAGGCCAGGAGGCCTGGACAAACACATGATCCAGCATGTTGTATTTGACCGCCAAAGAGACGGACCCCTCTACAATCTCGCTCCAATCGTAGGGACTCCAGAGCCGATCCCCAACCGGCTCAGCGTGGTACAACACATAGGGAATAAACGGAGATCCATCCCGCCTCCGATACGGGTACTTCTCTCCAGAACGCTCCTCTTTCCAGAACGCAGCCGAGAGATCCTCCCCCAGAATCCCCCCCTTGCCAACCGCCCGAATCTGACAGAGCGGATTTTCTGGATCGGACAGATCGAAATAATCGAACGTCCAGAACGTGAGCCCCTCCAGGGAGCGCTGGCGCAGCTCAGCCAGCATGACTGGCTGATCCGGCCGATCCTCCCGAGACCGGCCATAGCAGAGATCCGGGTAGACCTCCCGGAACACAATCCGCCCATTTTCGACGGATACCCGGACGAGCATTTCTCGGAGCCCGAGACAGAAGCGCTGTACCCGCCCCATGAGACCCCAGAGCTGAGCCGTCTCCAGGTCGGAGGCCAGAGAGGCCAGGCTCCCCGGAGAGGCCGACTCATGCTTGAGCATGGGAGCCTCTACATAGAGAACCGCCAGCTCTTTACAAACCCCGTTGAAAGGATTTGTTTCCAGGATCGGAGACTCAACCCACGCCTTAGCCCGCTTGCTCCCGACCCTCCGGGCCAGCTCCAGCGCCAGATCCGCCCGCCAGATTCCAGAGAGCATTCTCCGACGGCGCTGAGTTTCTGTCTGGCGCTGAGTATCCTCAGCGCCAGCGAACGCTGGAGGAGTCGGACCCGTCACATAATCAGAGGGAATCGGCATGGACAGCAGTATATAGCCCCCTCGCTATTCCGACCAGAACCAGTATCCAGACTCCCAACACGCCTGGCGGATTTTCGGATCGAGCGGAGAGACCCGCCTCCAAACTCCCTCCCCCGGCTCTTGCATGTCAGGAACATGCAAGTACAGCGCTCCGAACAGAGACGGCCCATCCAAATACGCCCGCCTGAAGTCGAGAAATCGGAACCTCTCCTGAGACCACCTATGCCCGTCTACCCGCGAATTGCGCGCCTCGATTTCCCAAACGTCAAGCCGCTTTTGCATGGGATCTCCGAGCAAAAATGTAATCCTGGAGCGCATATCTGAGTGCGTCGATATGATCTTTATAAGTATCATCCTGGCCGTTCCACTTTTGGAACGCCTCGATCAGAAACGGACACTCCGAGCTGATCAGGAAATGCCCTGGCCTGACGAGCAACTGATGGAGATACCGGCTCCCGAGATCCACAGATCCAGCGCCCCGACCCGCGCCGCGCTTGACCGTCCGAATTTTCGGAGTCAGTCTCCGCACATCGGGCAGCTTCAGCAGCCGGGCCAGCTCCCAAGCCATAGCTTTATTGCTCTTTTGCTCAGCACCTCGGATATAAACCCGGTCTCCCCATGCGCTATTGAGCTGATTCCAGGAGACATTCCAACGCGCCAACACCCGGAGGAAGGCGGCCGCGTCTTGCTCCGAGCTGGTATTTTCCCCCCCCACATATTCCCCCAACACCACCACCCGAGGCCAGTCCCCTGAGTCATCCACGGCCAGGAGCAGCCCGATCTGCTTTCCGATTTTGGAGCCGTAATCGAACCCGGCCGCCAGTTTCCAGCGCCCTTTTAGATTGACCGGGCCAGAGTGGCTCTGAGCCTGGAATGCGGAGAAGATCCGCCCCAATACGCGACACTCCCAATCCCCATGTACGACCACCGGCACCTCATAGGGGATGGAATCCCGGATCACCGACTCGATCCAGGATTCATCACAGATCGTCCCATCCTGGAGCTGATAGGGCTCCGAGGTTCCAACCGGGATCAGATACTCCGGTCTCAGCGGATAGTGGAGATCCCGGATCTGGCCCTTCTCCGTCAGCTCCCGGAGCCAGCCCACCGGAGCATTGATCGGAGTCAGGGTAAGCCAGACGTATCCGCCCCGCGCCAGCACCCGCTTAGCCACCTCCGAATAAATGCGCGCGCTGGCGGGAGGCTCGTCAAATAGAGCAGCGTCTATCGTGGCTCCCGCCAGATTCAGCCCCCCCTGCTGAGTGGTTTTGATTCGGATAATCGAGCCATCCGCATAGCGAACAGCCGGATTTTTCCCCCGGAATCCCCGCACATCATCGAAGATTACCCCGGCCGCCAGCTTGGATTTATCAATCTCAGCCCAGAGCTTTTTCTGAATGGCTATGCTCTGGCTCCAAGAAGCCGTAATGATCCAGGCCTCAACCGGGCCCGAAAATTGCCGACGGGTATACAGCCCTCGCCCCTCCACAAAATCCACGACCTTAGCCAGCCCGGCTGTAGTCTTGCCGTAGACTTGATTTCCAGCCCGGAGGAGGAGCCGTTTCTCTGGAGCCGTCAGGAAAGCCCACTGAGGCGGGAGCCAGCGCCGATAGTTTCCAGGCCTGGCCTCAGCCCGCTGGCTCAATACGAGCGCGGTTTCTTTTGCCCGCTGGAGCTGCTCCGAGACCGACCGCGCCCGGCTCATGCCTCCTCCTCCTCTGATTCCCCTGGCGCTACCGCCTGGCCGTCGATCTCCCGGAGGATCTGTTTCCGTAGCTCCGACGGCAGGCCTCTCAGGATCAGAACCAGATCCGAGACCAGGACATTATCCGAGACCTGGCCCGCTTTCCGCTCCCGTTCCTGCTCCCGGAGCTGCTTCTCCTGGAGCAGCTCCAGCGCATAGCTCCGGGCCAGCTTCTCCGCTGCAATCCAACTCCCATCCCGGATAGCTCCAGAGAGCAACAACCGGAGCCGCGCCAGCCCCCCCTTAGCCGACGCCAGCGCCAGGTCATCCCGGAGCCGGTCGATCTCCCGATCAATCTCCAGGATTTTCTCTGTCGCTTTGATGCTGGCGCTGAAAAACTTGTCTGTAAAAGCCTGATCCCGGATTTTTACGAGCTGATCCCGCTCCAGGAGAAGCGACTCCACAGAGACCGCCCGTTTAGTTTTTGCCGCCACTGGCCCTCCAGCTTGAAACCAGCTCGATTCCTTTTTGTGTTGGGAATCTCTGGGAGGGAAGGATCACCACCGAGGCCTCAGCCAGCTCCCGGATAGCCCGCTGAGTCTGGCCGCAGGGTGCGGAACCCACCCACGCCAGCATAGTAGCGGGTAGTTTTCGCACCAACTTAGAGAGTAGCTCAGAGAGAGGCTTTTCCAGTTTTGACTCCAGACCCGGCTCATACCCTGGCCCGATTCCTGGCGGTCTCATTTTCTCGATTAGTCCCTGTTGCTGGAGCCGATGTAGAAGGCCAGAAGCGTTCTTAGACCAGAGTTTCTGGTTCTGTTGGATGCTGGCCCGAACGGCCAGATAGTTTTCCGTTCCAAGGATTTTGGGTCTCCAGAGGAGCTGGCCCAATGCTTCAGCGTCAAGCTGGCCCGGCCGGTCCACTACCAGCGCCAGAGCTCTCCCCGCCTCAGTTTCAGCAGAGACCCGGATCATGGTTTTCCTCCCGAGTGCATGCTGAGTGCGAGCTGCTCCAGGAGCTTGTCTCGGAGCTGGAGCGCCAGGCTCTCCGGGAGTCGATCCGCTGGCGTAGTCCGGTAACAATCTGGAAAGCTGGCCCGAATCGGGCCCGAATCCAGCCCGATCCGACTCTCCAGATCATCCGCAGCCAGACCCGGATCTGAGGAGATAGCCCTCCAGCCTGTTTTTTTTCCAGGGAGCGAGCGCGGTATAACAATAACACAG